CTAGTTTGAGAAATTTCTCAAACAATATTTTGATAGCACCGTTTCCGCCTAATTCAACGTAGCTTTCATAAAGTCGTGAAAGTTCTTCGATTTCATGTTGACTTGTATTTCCACGTCGTATTGCTTTTTTAAAGTTTTCTTGCAATCGAAAGCGTTGTAGCCGTTGCAAGCCTTTTCCGATTAGCGAAAGATTTTTATTGTTATCTTTCCCAATTTCCTCGACTGCGTGAACTGATTTTTCAAGATCCCCGATTTTATCCGTAAGAACGTTGATTTGTTTTTCAGTTTCTTTTGTATTCTGCGTACTTTTAAACGAGAAATAACTCGGAATAATCACAATTAAAACGGGCGTGAGTTTATCTAGTAAAGTTATAAATTCCAATTAAACCACCCCTTTTCTAAAATAGTGGTCTATTGAACGGGTTGTGTACCTAGTTCACTTGACGGCTTAACAGTAGGCGCTTCCCACTTCCAAACTGCAAGGATTCCATTTTGAGATGGTGAACCTTCAAGTTGTTTGACTGTTTCGCCCTGATAAATGAATTGCTGGTTAGTCTGAATCAAGATGCGTTTCCCTTCTCCGTTGATTTCAGTGTGTTCAGGGTCTTCAATCGCAAACATTTCACCCGGAGAATAACTCTTGCCATTCTCAACAAGCGGGAATAGTTCAACGAGTTCCTTATAAGTAGTACCGTAAGCGAGTTTCTCACCCATGATGGAATCTTGAGCCATAACACGAACTACCTTATTGATTTTTTCAGTGATTTCAAGTAACTCGTTCTGTTTATTTTCAGTTTGAGCGAGTTTCTGTTCAGCTTGCTCGATTTTAGATTGAGCTTGTACGATTGCACTTCCCGGATCTAATTCAGCTTTAATAACATCAAGAACTGCTTGAATAAGCACGTCTTCTTGGTCTTGTGTGCGGTCTCCAACTAGTTCGCGTTGGTTGGTACTGTAACGGTTTCCGTCTTGTAAACGAATTTCCACAACGGTTGTAGTTTTGTCTCCGTAACCGCGAGTATAAGGTTTAGTTGCGAGTGTGTAGTTGTTAATTGCCATTTGTCATTTGTCCTTTCAGTTCTTCAAATTTTGATTTTAGTTCTTCGTTCGACTCAATGAGATTTAAAATTTCATTGAGTTGTTTTTGTGTGATTTCATACAGAGCCTTATAGGTTGCTGAATCACTAGCTTTCAGTGCGATATCATCACTTAAATTTCGGATGATTAGTTGATTAATTTCTTCTTTCATTTACTTCCTCCAGTTTCTGATTGAGTTCTTGAATTGCCTTGATTAAGTAAGGTACGAATGTTGTGTAGTCAATGTGCAAGAAATCATCTTCGTTATCAGGATTTCTTGAAATTGCTTGTGGAATAATTTTTTCAACTTCTTGAGCAATTAGTCCGACTTCTTCGTGTTTGTGATTTTCGATGAAGTCAAATTCGACCATATCAAGTTTGTTGATGATATTAAGAGCATTTATTGTTGTTGGTGCAATGTTTTCTTTTAATCGCTTATCTGACGCCTTATCACTCCAATATTTAACTGAACCGCTACCGACTTGATTCCACCAGACAACAGCGTTATTTCCGCCTTTTGGATTCGAACCTGATCCAATAATTTCAGAATCCCACATGTTCAATCCTTTAAAAAACTTAGGTTCTTTATAATAATTTATATTTCCATAAAAATTAACAGAAGATTCGGATGAAAAATCGACTTTTTTGTAAAAACTAGCATCGTTTTTGCAATGCATTTCACCGGTCCGCAACACGTACCACGCATAAGGACCTGATTTCCCCCAGTCTGTACCCCAGTTTACCCAAAGGGCTGTTTGCCCCCAAGCAGAGCTACCGTTACTCATACCAACTGCGAATTGGTTTTGACCAGTTAGCCAATATACAGAAGGGTCTTTTTCATGTGTACCGATTTGAAATCCACCAATCCGACCTTTATAACCTTCAAGCAAGGTTGCAGTGACAACTGATGACCTTAGTTTATTGATGAATGCAGTTTTAGCAGCTAAAGCATCCGTGAATATGTCGCTCGATACCATCTTATTAGCCATAGCTGAGTCCATGACAACATTCTTTGCGGAAATATTGATAATATTCGCCTTGCTTGCATCAATTTCTCCAATGTGAGCCGTGCCAATTTGAGCGTCACCAATCATAGACTTTTTAATAACGCCGTCCTTGATATAGGTTTTTTCTCCGACCGATATTAGTCCCTCGTTGATTTTAACTGAGCCATCAGGATTTAGGTTGATAGCGCCCAACACGTCCCCAGCACTATTAAGATTTTTAACCGACCATGAACCCGCAAGCTGTGTGACTTGTGTTTTTGTAGCTTCAAGATTGCGATAGGCTTCGTCAAATTGACTTGGTTTAAAGCTACCAGTTCTCGGACCTCTCACAAGCATAGGCTCTTTGACTTCTACCCAGCCATTTTTTACAAGATAGAAGAAGATAGGAAAGTTCCCTACTTGGTCAAAGTCAAGGTCTTCCGTCATTTTAAACGTGCCTTGGAAGTCTATCCAAACATTTCTGACTGGAGTTTCAGGGTTTGCAATCGTTTTTTGTAAAACAGTTTTGTTTTGTGAGTGATTTTTGATAACCACGCAAAACTCATGATCTAGTTGTCGTCTGATTTTATACTTAAAACCTAGCGTGTACACTTCGCCTTTTAGGATTTTAGGAACGTAAATAGGTAACGTGAACCCGCCCCAGTTATAGCCAGTCAGACCTTGAGCGTCAATATTAAATACGCCATAACTTGTGTTATAGATACTAACTCCGTCTTTTTTGGCTACGATTGTATGTTTATCAAGTTTTTCAGAATTGACTATCAGGTTATTATCAGATACAACTAAGTCGTTGACTTCTGTCTGGAATATCTCGTTAGACATAACCAAACGTGAAATCTTATCAGGCAAACCTTGTTCAGTATTCCCTAAAACACGCTCGTATAGTTGGCTTGTTTCTTTTACTCGTTGAAAGTCTACTTCATTGACCTTGCCAGCAACTTGACTTGCTATGTCTGTGATACGTCCGTCAATGCCTTGTTTGTATTCTGCAAACTTGGCTTCATTGTCTCTTGTGATTGCTTCAAAACGTTGGTTCGTACCCTCGACATTTTCAAGGTAAGTACTTTTAGCAACAAAATCTTGTGACAAAGTTTCACGAATAACGCTCGTTTGTTTGGCCGTCTCTTCTCTAGCATATCGCTTCAATTCTTCTTGACGTTGGCCGTCCTTATCAATGAATGATGTTATTTCTCCGATTTTTGTTTTAATGCCGTCTGTCGTTTGTGTGACTTCAAGCATTTTAGAGCCATATTCATTTTTAAAGTCAATAATTTCGTCTTCTTGCTTGTTGACTTTGTTAGCGATAGTAGAGAGTGCGATTTGAGTTTCATCTACAATATGCTTCGCTTCATCAGCAAGTTCATAACCAGCTCTAGCTTTTTTTAGGGCTTCTTCACTTCTGCGTTTGCTTTCTTCGTTTGCTTGTTCTGTTGCTTTCTTGAATTTATCGAATTCTTTCTCAAGTTCCGATGTATCAAGTTTTAACTTTTTAAGCTCCCACTCCGCCCCGTTCCAGATATACATTTCTGTATTTTCGCCAGCGGTTAAATAAAGAATATCACCACGGTTTATTGTTCCGATTGGCTCGTCTTTTGGCTTAGTTGCACCATAATAGACCGTATTCTTGCCATCTGCGCTTACAAGAGCCCTTGTAGCGACCGCCAGAGCGCTTTCTGCGAATTCTTTACTTTGTCCAACGCTGCGAATGATTGAGCCTTCAGAGCTTATTTGTTTTTGAACGCTTCCGATATCGTTACAAGTGACTTTATGGTTAATCAAGCGCCCCGTAACGTCATAAGAACTTTCAAACGAAACGATCCGAATTTTTTCACGGAATCCTATCGTTTCATTGATAGCCATAATATAATCACCGGCCCGTGGTTGCGTGTATCGATAACCGGCTCGGGTTAAATCTTCCATATCAAGCTGGACTGATATCGAGTATGAGTTATCCACTTCAAATTTTAAGCGTTCTAACAACTTGCCGGTTTCTTTATAACGTTCATCCCTTACCGGTTCGCCTTCGATACGTCCATAGATACGAGCTAGTGGACTTTCATATTCCGACGTATATCGACCTTTGCTATGGTCTTCTTCATCTTTCCACGCCCCCAGCCCGCGTTTATATGTAATGAACTTGTTGATATTTTTTTCAATCACTAGTTCATTCATATTAAAATTCTTTCGGACTACCGTCGAAAGATCCGCACCGATTTTTTTAGTAATCAAGACGACTTTTCCGGAAACTGAAAACTCGAGTCCAGCAGCTTTAATAATATCTTTAAACATTCCTAAGCGTTTGGCGTTTCCGAAATTTTCTTTACGAATAGAATTCACTCTTACGCTCGGCTCAATCTGGTATCGATAACCGCTATCTTTGAAGATAGCCTCGATATATACTTCAAAACGATGTGATCCGTTGAATTCGGTATAACAATTTGAATGCTCAAAGTCATAGAAGAATTGGTGAACGGCGTCGAAGGAAACGGAAAGATTGCGCCCCTCGTCCCGAGGCTTGGCGTAAACAATGCTATAAAATTCGCCGTTAAGCTCAAATTTCCAGCCAATATCAATTTCAGATAAAACTCTATCATTTGAAATAATAGTCCCTGAAACTGAACGCTCACCGTTTACGGCATTTTTGACCGTGAATTCAACTTGCGCTCCAAAACCTTCGCCTTTTTCATTGTAAAATGTAAGCAATGTTTCCCTCCTTCCTATTTGTATAATTCTTTAAATCCGATTATCTTGATTGTGCCTTTAAAATTCGTAGACCACGGGATTTTCTTATTCGCTTTTGGTTTAATCACGAAATACTCAAAATTTGTCCGATTGTTAATATTTTCAAAAAAAGTCCCCGTGCTAAGTCCATACTCAACGCCAGACAAGCGCAATTTGTTTCCGGACTGGATAGGCGTTTCGACGTGATTATATGAGAATCTTCGACCGTCAATCTCAAGAAAAAAATTCGTTTGTTGGGCGTTTGCTGTTAATTCAACAATAAATGGAACTTCTAACTGACTAAGTGTAGCTGTCCCCGCATAATCAAACGTATTTGTCGAAAGCGTGAGATCCTTCGGTACTGTTTCGCCATACGGCAATTCCGAAGTCACAAAACCAAAGGAAACGTTATACTTCAAGCCAGCGGAAGATTTTCCGATGAACTCATATTCAACCGAAGCATTATTGACGACCTTATAACGATATTTCCATGCTCTATGAGGTATCGTTCCGAGGTTTAATTCGCCCGTTGTTTGTCCGGCTAACTCGAATTCGTATAAATCATCACGCTCGGGGTGCATTTTGGTAATGTAAAAACCATCATCACCTAAAACGTATCGATTCAGTTCGTCTTTTTTATCAAAAAAGGCTTCCATCGTTGGGACGGTAAGCCTTGCTTTTACTTCTATTGTTTTCTCGGTATAGGTCAAGCCGTCAAAAATTCGACCATTGCGACCTTTTACCGTTCGTGTCGAAATATCCACGGCCGGGGAAGAATCATCGACCATGATATTATATAAGCCCAGCTCGGATAATCTCCGAGCCTGACCGTCTTTTTCAATCAATAAATCCATGAGTCCCCCTTACGTGAAATATTCAGAAAGTGCTTGTTTTCTAGCGTCTTTCTCTTTGATTGTTGTATAAATCTTGTCGCCCACAATTTCGTTATGGACTTCAAATTTACGTTCAGATAATTGCGAGTTCTTAACGTCGTCGCTCAAGTTTTCAAGTGAAGAACGAACGCCCGCACTTGTGACGCTTGCTGACGTAGTGAGTACGCTATTTGTTTGGTAATCTTGATCGGTGATAGCTTGCGCGTATTGTTTCGATACGTCGTTAATATCTTTCACCCAGCTAGACATACCATTATAAAGCCCTTCACCTGTGAAGCCCCCTATCTTATCCATAACCCGTGAAGGTGAATGAATAGAAAGAGCAGCCCGCATAGTTCTAGCAATATTTGAAGCGATACTACTAGCTAGCGAATATAAAGATCCAGCCATTGAAGCAAGACCATTATATAGACCGATTCCAGCATTATAACCGACGCTACTCAACAAGCCCGGAAGGCTACTAAACGTTGCGGCAATGTTATTATTCGCGCTAGAAGCTAGCGACGTAACGCGAGAAAGTCCCGATTGCATTGTGCTAACAAAAGAGTTCATTCCGCTTGTTGCGCTTGTCGTAATATTTCTAAACGTTTCATTGAACGTTTTAGCCATCTGCGCCCCGTTTTGAGTGCTAACTTGTGAAATTTTATCAAGTCCAGTTTGAACCGCTTGAGCCGTTGCTTGCATAGCTTTCGTAACGGTATTTTGCATTTCTTGATAATTCTTAGCTACCGATTGCGATAATTGCGCGCTTGATTGTTCCGCGCTTTGTGAAACGCGATTGAAATCAGATTCCGCGCTTGTTGCTAACGCACTTGTCGCGACTGCTGCGCCCGCTTGCATTTGTTGGAAGTTGGAAACAACTCCATAATTCGCAATAGAAGCGTTCGTGTTCGCGGTAGTCGATACGCCGGCTGTGCTAGCGTTGGCATTATTAAGTAACTGATCCAGTTGATAACTTGCGTTTGCGTTTAAATCGCTAACGTTTGAAACAACGTTTGAACTCATGGCGCTCGTTTGAGCTGTCGCGTTTGTTTGCGCTTGTGTAAATGCCGTATCGCTATTTGTTGCGAATTGTTGAGCTTGTAAAGTCCCGTTTGCGTTCATAAGACCAAAGTTAGACAAAACGTTTTGCTGCATTGTCGTAGTCTGAGTTGTAGCGCTATCGGTAATACCTAGCATATTGTTATTGACGTCCATTAACATAGCGTCTGTGGACGTGCTAACGCTCGATTGCATTTGTTGGTAATTTGTACTTACGCCCGTATTCGCAAGGAAAGCGTCTGCGGTGATTTTAGCCGTTGTCGTCCCGCTTCGAGCTTCGATATGGTCCGACGTCGCGCTGATTGTCGCTTGAACCTTCGCTCCGCCTTCTTCTGACTTGCCAGAAATAAAGTCCCAAAGACCACCGAAGAAGTTCCCTACTGCTTCACCTACGCCTTTAAGAGCGTTCGGAATGAACTCGAGCAATGCTTTACCGAATCCCGTGATAATATCCCAAGCTGCTTTGACGATGTTTGGCAAGCCCTTAATAATCGCCATTGCGAGTTGGACAATTAATTGCCAACCGGCCACAATAAGTTGCGGCAAGGCTTGAGCAAGTCCATTGATAAATTGACCGATAATCTGAACCGCACTCTGCGCGATCTGTGGTAAGGCTTGAATTAAACCTTGAACCAATGTAACAATTAAACGAATACCGCCTTGCAAGATAGCCGGCAAGTTTTGGATAATCGTTTGAATGAATCTGACAATAACTTGCGTCGCAATCTGAATAATCGTCGGTAACGCTTGAACGATACCTTTTACGATATTCATTAAAATTTGAATCCCTTGTTCTAAAATCTGAGGGAAATTTGCTTGCAAATTATTGATAAAGTTCGTCGCAATCTGTTGAGCTGTCGAAAGTAATTGCGGGATATTCTGTAAAATCCCTTGTGTAACGTTTACTAGTAATTGCATACCGATAGAAAGTAATTGCGGTAATGCTGATAGTAACGTATTTACAAGCGTTCCGATAATCGTTATCGCTGAAGATATCAAAGAGCCGGCATTTTGCCCCACCCCTTGCACTAAGCTAGCGATAAGCTGAATTCCCGCGTCAATGATAACCGGGAACATTGTCGCGAATGCTTGCGCCAGTTTTGCGATTAAGTCCGCACCGGAAGCGATAAGCGCTGGAATTTGTGACGTGATACCCGTAACAAGATTTTGAATTATTTGTGGTCCTTTAGTCGTTACCGTGTTTAGTAACTGATCTATTTGTTGCCCGAATTGGCTATTGATTAAACCTAAACCAGCGACAACAAGCCCGAGAATAGCTGCTGGACCAATAGCAGCAAGGGCGATTCCCATAACTGAAGCGATTCCGCTAGTCATCATGCTTAAAATCGAAAGGCCTTGTGAAGCAGCGCTTCCAATAGCCCCCGGAACTCCCGCCATTTTACCCGTGAAGTTAGAAACTAAACCGCTAGCCGTTTGTAAACTACCCGCTGTAACACTTCCGAATTCTAGCGTTTTAGAAGCAACAAACCCCAAACCCTTAGAGAGTGAGGTAAGATTGCTAACCGCCGGACCAAACGCGAAAGCACCTACCACCCCAGCGATAGCTGGTTTTAGTCTAACCATCACGCTTTCAAATTTCTTAGCTTGTTGCTCGGTCATTTTTGTCCCGTTCAAAAACTGATTAAGAGCTGGATTCAATGAGTTTAAAGCGTCAAGGAATGTTTGTAAACCTTTTGAGTTGGAAATTTTATCCACTAACTTATCAACGTATTTTACTAACGTTGTAAGCACCGGCAATACTGCCGTTCCGACCTTAATTTGTAATGTTTCAAACGAACCACTCAAGGCCTCGATAGCCCCTTTTAAGTTGTTCAATTTTTCCGCCGCTACTTGCGAAGCTGTGACTTTATCGATAGCGGCTTGCATATTGTTTGCGCCATCTGCTCCCTCGTTCATTGCGATAGTTGCAGCACGCACCGCGTCCGTACCGAATAACGTCTTCAAGGCCATTTGTTTTTCTGCGTCTGTTAAATGTCCCAGCTTATCTTTCAAAACTTGCGAAATTTCCGCGAATGATTTTATTTTTCCTTCTGCCGTGAAGAATTGGTTCGCTCCATCCTCGGTTATAATTCCGAGTTCGCGCATTGCTCGATATTGCCCCTTCGTTGAAGGTTGCAAATTCATAAGCATTGTCTTAAGCGATGTCCCGGCGTCTGAACCTTTAAGTCCGTTTTGCGCGAATACTGCAAGGGCGTTTGTGGTATCACGGAATGATAAGCCAAGCCCTGAAGCGACCGGCGCGACCATAGAAAGCCCGTACTTCAATTCGTGGACGTCTGTCGCTGAAGCGTTCGCTGCTCCCGCTAGTTGGTTCGCTGCTTGCGTTGCGCTCATACCGTCACGTTTGAACGCGTTTAAAGCTGTCGAAGTAATTTCCGCCGCTTCTTTCAAGTCGAGCTCCCCAGCGGTTGCCAAGTTAAGAGACGCGGTAAGTCCACCGTTTAGGATGTCTTGCGTGGAAACCCCAGCTTTTGCTAGTTCACCCACGGCGTCCGCTGCTTCCGCTGCTGAAAAGGCTGTATCTGCCCCGGCTTTAATAGCTGCGTCGTTGAATTTCTTCATCGTTTCTGCGCTTTCGCCAGTAACCGCCTTAATATTGCTCATTTTAGCCTCGAACTCGGCCGCTTTTGAAATTGTGCTCTTGATTGCTTGTTTTCCAAGATCAAAAGCCTTATATGCAGCAGCAACTCCGATAACTTGTTTCAATAACCCACTAGAAGCACTTGTAGCACTGTTTGTATGGCTTACAATTCCAGTTAAAGCACTAACAGCCTTCTGCCCGGTTGTTTGAAACGCATTTCCGAGCGTTCCTCCGACTTGTGTCGCTAGCCTATTCGTTGCTGATAACAAACGCCCACCGAATGAGTTACTAACTCGATCCGCGAAGCCGTTTGCTTTTGTTGTCAAGCCTGAAAATAAGCTAGACCATGACGAATTGATAGGATTCAAAACACTTTGACCGAGCGAGCTTGTCACTCGTTGCGCTGCCGATAAAACGCGAGCCTCGAAAGCTGCTAAACTATTGGCAATGTCATTAAACGCGGACTTGTAAGGTCCACTCATATTTTTAGCAGAATTCGCGAATACCGAACCGATTGAATGAGCTTTTGAGCTGATTCGTGTCGCCATCGAATCGATACTGTTTGCCATTTCTGCAAAAGCGCTCTTTGGTGATTTTATCGCGTTTGCGATATCAAAACTAAACGCTTTTTTAAACCCTGAATTAACTTTTGAACCGAACGATAAAATTTCGTTTTTCATCGTCCCAAAAATGCCTTTTATATCATTTGATAGACGAATAAGGCCATTCCTCAAGGGTTCGGGCAATTTCGCGCCAATGTTTGAAGCGATACGCTGAAGCTCACCCATAGCAATTTTTAAGCCACCAGTCAGACCTTGACCGATTTTAGAGCCTAACGATTGATTGTTACTTGCTAGTCGGTTCATCAATTCCCCAACTTCGCGAATCATCTGATTAGCGCTTTTAGAAGCAGATTGCGCGGCCGTTTCAAACGCTTTTTTAGTTGAATTCACGACCTCGTTCATCGCCTTATCGTATTCGGTTAAATCCGCACCAATAAGGGCTTCGATTGAGCCATCAAAAGCCATCACTTCACCTCCTTTTTCTTTTTTTAATGTCTATTTCGGAAATGCTCGTTCAATCGTTCGATTTTCGCGAGTAAATCCTCGTTATTTCTCTTGTCGTTGTCTTTTGGACTGAATAAGCGTCTAACTTTATCGCGGTCCTTTTTCTTGCTCAATTTACTTACTTCTGCTTTTTTCGCGTTAAGCGTGTATCGTAAATTGAAGGCAAGCTCGACAAGATTTTCTCTTTCTTCAATACTGCGATAGTATAGACCTTCACGAATCGCGTCAAGTTCCCTTTTACTGCAAGAATAAATGATTCGTGTATCTGTTAGACCTAAACGGGCGCACTCGATTAAGAGATTGCGTTCTTCAACCTTCCAATTTGTGCTTCCGTTTGTTCGATCTGGAATTGTGCCGTCGCTTGATCTTGTGCTGTTTCTGCTTTCGCTTTCAAATACTTCAAGGCCAATTCGAGCTTCTCGATATCCTTCAAAACTTTTTCGTTGAAAAAACCTGAATCCACCATTTCTTCTTCAATAGCTTTAAAGATTGGCTCGGTAGTTGTCGCGCCCAATTCTTCCAATTTGGCTGAAATAGCTGTCAATGCTTCATCGTCTGATACAGCTTTCGCTTTCTTACTTGCGCATAACTTGATTAAATCAACCAACGCTGAATCGTTACGCTCCACAACGCGAAGGAATAAAGCGCCCACGCCGTCCTCGTTTGGTTGTCCGTTGTCGTCGCGACTTGATAATTCACGATTGACTTTAAACATAAGCATATAATCAAATTTAATTTCGATTGCACGGCTTCCGACTGTAAATTCCATAGTTTATACTCCTTTTAGTTAAAAAAATAAAAGCAAAAGGGCTTTTGACGGCCCTCTTGCTTGAAAAATTAGCGTGTGATGTTGTTGTAATCGCCAGTTGTTTCGCCCGGATTTTGGTAATCATATACTTCATTAAGCATATTGATTTCTTCGGTTGAAAGCGGGAATTTCCCGTCGCGAAGACGTCCAACGATTCCGACTGTATAGTTAAGTTCAGTAAATCCATCCATCGCGTCCTCGAATTCGATATCGTCTGTGATTTTACCGTAACCGAATTGCGCTGGATAAGTATCTTTTCCAGTTGACGTGTCTTTTACGCTTTCGTCAACGATAACACGCCAAATTTTGACTGATTCACCCGTTTTTTGAGCGTCCAAGATAACTTGAACTGAAGGATCTTTTGGTGCAAAGTATTGAGTCAACTCGATTGAGTGCTCGTCGGTTGCTTTTTCAAGCAAACGACCTTGTTGTGTTTGCTCATCGATGTATTCCCCACCCATAGTAGTAGAGCCATCTTTACGATAAGCTGGAAGCATTGCTCCCGTGCCTTTTTCTGCGTGAATTGATTGAATAAAGTAAAATACTTTTTTACCTACGATTGGCTTCGCAATCGTAATTTTAATTTTTGCCTTGTCTTCTGCTTCACTCATATTTTAAAACTCCTTTTTAATAAATAATTTCTGTTAAATTTAAGACAATATGATAGACCTCTCGGCCTACTGTATTATCTTTCAAAACATTTGTAGCCATTCTCGAATTTCTTCCAATACGCCTGATAGCTTCAGAGCGCACTCTTTCGACCTCTCCGCGACTTTCATCGCCCGGAAGGAATATATCCACCTGAACACCTAAATCCTCGATAACGAGCCCCGTTTGGACTGTTTTCGACGTGTCCGAGCTCGTTTGACCGATAACGATAAACGGCTCTAGCGTTTCCGGCTCAGGAAGATTGAAATAAATCGGAAGATTTAACGGCTTTAACTTTTCGCGAATATTCGCGAGCGCTTTAACTGAAGGTGTTTCAAAAGTCATAAATCACCTCCTAAACATTTTGCGAAGGTTCTTGAATAGAACCTCACTTTCTTCTTTCAATGCCGGACCGAGGAAAGGTTGCGCCTTCATTTTACGCGTTCCAAGCTCCACATAGACGGAATAGCCAGCGGGGGACGTTACTTTGTACCGTAACATACCCACTCTAGCAACGAAAATACCATTCCGCATGAAGCCGGTATCTACTGCTGCTTTCATTTTAGCTTTACGCTCAACCCGTAAGGCCGAACGTTGAAGCTCCGCGCTTACTGCCCGCCTTGCCTGTTTTGGTTTACCTTGTACGCGACGAATGTATTTATCAAGCCCCTTGACTTTATAAGTAAAACTCATAAATAAATCACCGTGCTATTATGATGGTATCTTTTGCCTTTGATTTTCATTTTACGACCTTTATAAATCACTTCGGAAAAATCCTTGTGGATACCTTGCAAGTGCAACTTAAACGCGTCGAAGTCGTACTTACCAAAAAGCCCCATCATTTCATAGTTTGACATGGCATTCTTCATACAAGGTATCGGGGAGCTGTTACGCTTTCCCGTTTTTTCAAATAATTCATCAGTCGGACGTGTTTCAAAAATCAAAACAACGCGATCATTATAAATCATACGCGCCCCCTTTTTAAATAAATCTAGCGATTCCACGGGCGCGATTTTTGACTGCTAGGCTTTCTAAAATCGCCTTGTTATCATCTGTTAGATAGCTGTCTTCCCAAGTAAAACTCCGGCCTTCTTCGCTGTCAGCGGTTGCCCCTTCAGAATTTAAGCGGTTAAATCGACTAACAGCCACATCACGAAGAATATAACTCACGCTATCCGGCAATTCTGCCAATGGAAAGTCTGAAAAGCGGTTGACGAACGCGATAATACGCTCGAAACTATCCTTCACAATTAAGGCCAAAAGTTCGTCTTGCTCTTTGTCGCTTTCCGGAATTCCTTTCAATAAACGAATTTCTTTCGTTACTTTTTCTAGTTCAATAGCTGCCATCGTTTACCTCTTAGATTATGCTGCGACTGCTGGTGCTTCGATTGTAGCCTCAACCACGCCGTCTGGAATTTCAGCAAAAAGAACGTTAGCCCCAAAGAATACAGATTCAAAAGTAAGGTTGTTCAAGTGACGGTCACGACTTACAGCAATCACGCCAGTTTCATCTGTGAAGTCTGCAAACAATCCGCCCAAGTCACCGTTAGCAACGTTTAGGTACGCGAATACCAAATTCTCAACGGCTGTTGTGTAAATCTTACCTTTTGGACATGATGGCATAACGATAACGTTTTGCATTCCGAGGAAGTTTTGCAAAAGAGTAAATCCGAAAACGTTTGAAGCGTCAGAAGCGACCGGAGTATTTCCGAGGTATTCCGCAACGTCAAGCGGGTTTACGAATGATACAAGCGGAGAACCTTCAAACTCGTTTACAGTTGTTAGTTTGCCCCAGCTTTGCGCAAGCGCTTCTTGCAAACTTTTGCCTTTAACTTTAGTTTTTGTCTTTTTAAGGTAAGTTAGGAAGTCTTCTTTGATTCCGTTTTGAATTTCGCGAAGAAGACGTGTATCAGCTTCTGAAATAGCGCGTGACGCACCGTGACGGGCGATAGCTTCAGCAGATACCGCACGGCGTTTCTTGAACCATGTTACAGTATATTCTTGATCTTTCGCACGACTTACTTTTGAAAGTGGAATTGTTTCACCTTCAGCCGTTACCGTGTTATCGATATCAGTCGTCCATTTGTACGTTTGGATTTTAAGGTCATTTGTCAATTCTTGACGACGTGTAACCCCCAAAAGACGAAGCAAGTCGTTGATATTTTTAGAAAACTTGTTGACAAAATCAATAGACTTAATTTCGCCTAAGTCGTTCATAGTTGTTAATTTATTTTCAGCCATATTTTAGCCCTTTCTAATTTTTAAATAGTCCAATGTTTGCAGCAATTAAGGCTTGACGTTGTTCGTCGTCCTCAACCGCCATAATTTCAGCTTTTGTCAGTGATACCGGTCCAGTCCCTTTTCGTGGTGCTTTTTGTGCCAAGCGTTCATCGACGCGACTTTCTACCGCTTTATCGAATACCGAACGCAATAGCCCGATTTTCTCTTTGGTGACTTCCGCCGTTTCAGAAATAACAAAGTCCAAGAATTCAACCGGCAATCCTTCTTCACTTAATAGTGTTTGAGTTGCTACTCGCATTTCTTTTTCTGCAAGTACGCGCTCACGTTCTTCGATTGCTTGAATTCGTCGCGCTTCTTCTTCTTTTGCGCGTTCGTCTTTTGTCATTTTAGCCAAGCGTTCACCTTCGCTTTTCGCTTGTTCGATAATTTCCGCTTGTTCGTCTTCCCACTTCGCACGTTCAGCCGCTAGCATTTTGCCAATTTCTGCCCGTGTAAAGGTTCTTTCCGTTTTCTCTTGCTTAGTTTCAACTTGTTCTTCCTGAGTGACGTCTTGCTCAATAGCTTCAGTTTCAACGTTTGCGTGTGTATTTTCTGACATTTATTTCCTCCGACGGTTACGCCGTCAATCGATATTCTCGTTTTACGTCCGGCGACGAAACATTGCAGCTTTTAACGTCTTCCGCATAGTCTGGACAACAAAAAAAGCGGTCTATTCCCGCTTGTCAAGATACCGGATCACCTCCGATCTATTTTGTGTGTTTCTTAATCGCTGTCACGATTCCGGCAATCAGACCGGCAATGATAGACCAACCTACCAATACCAAGATCGCCAAACAGAACAGACCCGCGGTAAATGAAACAAGATCCCAAATACTAATCATCATTTTTTTCTTCCTCTCCTTCCCCGTTCAATTCTCCTTCATCCGGCATAATCGTTGACCGGCAATTATAATGGAACGGAGGCATATTAACCCCGACTTGCGCGTCCTCGAGCTTATATAGTTTATCTTCTTGCGCGATTCTCCGACAAATTTGAGTTGTTCGATTATCTAAAACGACCAAAATCCGATAATATTTCAAACCTTCACGTTTATATCGTTTAATGGTTGCGCGGTTTATGATTGCCGTCGCGTCCGTCCGGACAAGCGTTTCAGCCCTCGAGCGTGCCACGTTGAACTCTTTTCGTATTTCTCGAGCCATTTCTTGCGGACTATCGCCACGAATAAAACCTTGACGGAAAACTTTCTTCAAGCTATCCGCTAGCGTGTCCGTATTCCCCCAAAGTTGCTCGGAATAGTTCCGGCCATTGAATGGTGTCTTGATAACTTCTTCAAACGCTGGACGGTTGACCGCACCAGTACGCCCGCCGTGAGCCTTTTTATAAGCATATTCCGCAACGTCGTATAGATACTTTTCAAAACTCTTATGAAGCGCCCCAGCAAGCACGCCAGCGCGATAGACTGCTTCAGCGTGTAAGGCTTCGATTCTAATCGCTCGAGCTGCCGAATATTGTTCGTTTAAACGGTTTAACAATTCCGGATTGTTTTTAGCTTCTTCGCGATACTTCCGAGCATTTTCCACATAATCGCTTAAATCTTCACCCCTCAAGCGCTTCATAGCGTCTTGATAGGTCATTTCGTGATTTTCAGCGTATTTTGTATAAAAGTCAAAAATCGCTCTTTGTAGCTTCACCGACTGCGCCCGATAAGTTTTTTCTAACTCAGCAAAAAAATCAATATCTTTTCGGTCAACGTACTCGAATATTTCTCGAGCGCGTCCCGTCCAGTATTCATCATGGCTTGTTAGATTCTTCAGTTTGTTCATCCGCTACCTCGTTTTCTTGTGTGATTCGTGGTAACATTTCAAGCGCTTTTTCCGTGTCTTCCTTCAGTCGTTTCAATTCCGTTTCAGCATTGACTCCAGTCACGCGCTCAAGAATTTCGACAATAGTTTGTTCACTTACCACGCCATACAAATTCTTAACGATTGCTACCAATTCATTATCATTTTGTGGAAGGTTCGGAGTGAATACGATATCAGTTTCATTGATAAGGGCATAATTTCCTGAATCATTCCCCTTAATTTTCCAGATATTGACCGCTAGACGTAAGCGACGCATGAGCCCCTTTTCAAACAAAAGTTCTTGCTTACCGCGATAGTTATCCGCTGCCATCATCTTATATTTCATCGCTTCGCCCGATTGAACCCCTCCGAAGTTGTTATCGGTCGTGTCCGGTGTGAACGTGAAGCGTAAGATATCATTTACTAAGCGTTCTTTATAGGCTTCCGCTCCGGCCGTGTCGTATGTTTTCACTAGGTAATGAGCGGATGGCGAAGAACCTCCCGGAATCGGGTTATCGTCAAGAACTAAGATTTTTGCTTTCTTGAACGACTGCGAAACGGCCAGACGACCGTTCGGATTGATTCGACCGTCTTCTAAAAAGTCCTTATCGTCAACTCCGGTAAACGGATTGCCTGAGATAACCAGTAAAGCCTCGTTACTATCTTGCTGGAAGTTTGCCAACTCCGATTGTGATAAGTCGTAAGCGTCGATAGAGTCAAGCACGGCTTCAAACGCTCCGGTTCGGTCTGTGTTATTGCTAAACTCGTTCACCGGTACGCCGTTAAAGAAATGCTCGCTTTTTTCTTTCAGCCGAAGCGTGTCCGCTTCCAGATTATCGTCCACATACTCGTATATAGAATCATCGGTATATACTTTCACAAAATCGCGTTTGTGTCCGTTCCCGTAACTGATAGAGTAATAGTTGACTGCCATCAAAGAGCGTTGTTCGTAACTATCATCATAAATGACAAAAGTCTGTTCCGGGTTCATTCGATAGAGTTTCACCCAAACGCTACCGTCCACATCCTGAAACGTATTTAGCAATTCATAAGCTCGGCCATAAATAGCTAGGTCTGTTTTAATAGCTACGTTATGCTCTTGCTCGTTGTTTTGTTTGCTAAAATTATCGATCAAGGCTTGGATTTCTGCGTTTTCGTTCTTGTATTCGACCGGATTCCCGAGCATATACCCTTGTTCAAAAACAGTAATATATTTCGCCCAATCGCTCGCGATTCGATTATCTGCGCTGTATTGATCGCTTTTCTCGTCGCGATACTTGATATTATTATCAGCTAGATAATACCGTTTTAGTTCTTTCAAGCGGTCCAGTTGTTCCGCTCGGTGAGTTCCGACGAAATTTTTCAACCGTGCAATCCATTTCTGACTTTCAAATTCGATTGTTTCAAAATCTTCGATTGTCATCATGAATTGACGGTTGGCGCTCTCGTCAAAACGTCGTCCTCTTAAGAATTCCAATTTCTTTCATTCCTCCTTTTAGAAATAGTATTGCGCGCTTGCCATACGTTCTTTTACTGTGCTGCTCGTATCGTAAACGTGCTGTGAATAGATCGCGTACCTTACCGCGTCCAGAACATCGTCATGCTCTTTGACCGGTTCGCCCGTTCGCTCGTTCCAAACGTACTGATATATTTCATCTTTGAACTTGCGTACCTTGTTTGAAGCAACAAAAAAGCGACCGCCCTTCATGAGCTTCGCCACTTCTTCAATACCAGACAATACAGACTTGTAAGCATTAAAACACTTTAGCCGTTCGCGGTTAAATCGTCCGACGTGCTCGGGACGTGCCGAGTCAGCCCAGAAGAATATATCGCCGTAACGCGCTTTTATATCTTTTGCAAGGTCCACCCAAAAGTCAATCTCTTTATATTGGTGAGCGTGCTCCTCTAAGATATACACATCGCCCGCCTCAGTCTGACCGACGACCACGATAGAGCCCCAGTGTTCATAACCCCAGTCAACCCCCGCGTAAATCTTCGCGAAATGCTCGGGCAATTCGTTTACGTACATATCTTCTTTAAAGTCACGATATACCGCACCTTCACCAATAACCCAGCGTCCATATATCCCGCGTTCGGTAAACATACCGGAAGGCGTCGTTGCGATTAAGTTATCGACATATCGTTGATTCAAGAATGTATTATCAAAAATTGTAAAATGATTGGCAAGTATTTTCTCGCCGTCAGCTTTGTCGATATAATCAACCTTCAGCCAATGTTTCGGATGGTCCGGGTTGGTATCGCATATAATACGCGCACCGTACCCCGAGCAACGCTTTAAAATTTCGTCGAATACTTCCTTATTCGCCAACGTCGCTTCGTTGACATACGCCCCGAAGGCTGTCATACCACGAATGGCTTTTAGCCCCGCTATCGAGCCCGTGAACGTCGTCACGACATACACTCCAAAAAGCGTAAAATTCCCGTGTCTATCAAAACGGAATTCGTGCCCGTAAGCGTCTGTGATCTCGCGCAATATGTTTGTTTGAAGCGTCCCAGACGATACCGCTCCTAAGATATACATAGGCGTTTGAACCCCGACTTTTGCAGCGTTTTTTTTAACGCGCTTCAATTCCATTAAAAATAGATCATTGTCTAGCTTAGTCTTACCAGCACGAACCGCCCCGTGGTTTATCATCATGTACCAATCACGGGCAAGGGAACGCCTCAAGATTTTAATTTGTTTGTCCGTATAAAGTCGGTCAAGTGCCATCTTGAATCACCCCTTCCAGCTTATCGAAGTAATCGGCCATGATATCCTCAGAAGCAACACCGCCTTCAAGAGCTTGCTCGCGTTTCTTGTTCTCAAGTTGCATTGCCTTAACGCGTTCTTTCTGCTCTTTCTTATCAAGGCTGTCTTTCGTTCCCTCGTTGCCGTTCATCTTAGCCAAAAGCTCAATCGCTCGCATATCACCTTTTAAGGCTTTTTGTAAAAGAACCGTCACGACTGCCGTCTGATTTGTAGCGCTCAAGCCCTTTTCTTCGAGCGTTTCTTTTAACTGCGGACTGAAAACGTCCATCGCCAATATTTCATTTACTTTCTTTTTTAGGTCTGCTTTTTCGCGTCTTTTTGCCCCGGAGGCGATACCGCCTTTTCGCCCGATTTCTCTTACTTCGCTCTTGCTTCGTCTATTCGTCGGGATCAAATTTCCCTCGTTCGCCATCGCCTCCCCTCCTTACTAATTAATTTGTTTTAGAATGGTAAGTTCGACGGCGAAATATAACCACCGCCACTTAATTTTGTATAATCACTTGTTCCGATATTCACGACCTTCTTCTTGTCGTATTTATAACCAAACTTGCCAGCGTTCTTGCGAAGCCACCAATCTGAACCTTCGTCGTATGACAATTTTTTAGGCCATTTCGCATTGTTTACCGCTTTCGTGAATCCTTTAGCGTCGAATTTTTGAGTTTTCTCAAAATGATAATAACTGTCTTTATTCGTTGCAATGATTCCTTTTCTGTTTGAACCAGCGGTATTTAAAAGATCAGCTTTTGAGAAATTTCCCCCACCCGGGTGATTGTGTACAACTGTATGCCCAGCCCCAGCTATTATACTAACGCTATGAGCGTTGCCGATACGGTACGAATGAGCGAACCCCTGATCGTCAACCGATACCGCGTATTCACGTTTCGCGCTTCCATAATCATTTATAAATTTACTGACGACTGAATCTAAATTTTGACTTCTCCCGCCATAGTTAAACGGCGCCGGATTCGCGGAATACGATTTATCCTCTCCATCTTTTGCACTCGTAAAACCTCCGCCTAATTCGCCCTTGCTACCTTTTCCACTTTTGCCGGAACTTGCACCACGTCCCCCAGAAAAGATATTAAACTGAATCCCGTCAAGCAAGGCATTTACTTCTTTATCTGCCACCACTTCTTCAACCGTTTTATAAAAACGCGACTCTCCAGTCGTTACATGATACAATTCCAGATCACTATATAGATAATAGTCCCCTAAATTTATCATGTTTAAATACTTTTCAAATAATTCTTTTAGCTTTTTAGCTTCCATGTTTCATCCTTTCTGTCGTTGCATTTTCAAAATAATGTACTTCAATATCTCCATAATCATATTCGACTTCACCGCCATAAACCAATAACTTTTTCGGCTTCAGCAACTCAATCATGACGTCCATCCCGTCTTTCCATATTTCAAATTGTTCTTCATTCTGTTTAACCCCGATTGTACTAACCGCAAGTGTAGAACCCTCCGGCAATCCGTCAAAACAAAACGAAAAGCTGTCCGAATATCCCCACGATACAGTAGGAATCACGGTATAACCGTAACCTTGCATAACTTGACCGATTAACCTTGAGCGGTAAACGTTCCATACTTGCATAGCCACCGGCATATCAATATATAAGCTAAAATCCGGTGTTAGTACGCAATCGAATTTACTTAATTTTTCAATATAAAATTCCGGACGTTGCCAGATTCTCTCAAATTGATAATCGTCAAGGAAGAAATGCACGCCCGCTTCATAATCGGGTTTGTTTAGAACGTAATTAAACCCTTGTAACTTTTTAGGGATATGATCCACCGGTTCAAGGATAGGCATTTCAAAACGTCCTTCAGTTTTTCCGGGCTCGAATAAATCGAGATTGTACTGATTGATTGTTGTTTCTCTATGAAATTCCCCTTCGTCTTCTTCTTTTTGCGTATCATCCGAAAAACCGAAGTCCACTCCCGGAAGCTCGAATCCGTATTCGCTCATATCGACGGTGAAGATATCTTCTAATTCCGCGCTTAATAAATCAGCGTCGAATCCCGTATCAATATTCAGCTTATTATGTACCAAGATATAAGCCTTCTTTTGTTCTTCGGATAAGTGAGATAATCGAATAGCTTCCACTTCATCATATCCGAGCTGCTTTAAAGCCTTCAATCTTCCGTGTCCTTCAATTAAGACGTTATTTTCATCTATCGCGATAGGATCATTATTTCCGAATTCGAGGATTGATTTTTTTATTTTTTCAATTTGTTCTTGCGGGTGTAATTTCGCGTTATTTTCGTATTCCACCACGTCAGCAATATTTATTGTTTCAATTTTCATATAAGCACCAAAAAAACAGCCCCGGAAGGGCTGTCGAGTAGAATGGAAAGGTTGACAAGGAAAACTCATGAAAAACCTTGTCGAAGCG